AGCAAATCCTGACCTTCTGTTGAAGAAACCAGACGCCTCTCATTAAATGGGAGATTACTGTCTCTTGGATCAAAATGAGCAAACGAGTCAGAAGCATTTTCTCTTACATAGTTATCCAATCCAGCGACACTCTTATAACGATCAGGTCTCTTATCAGACATATATTCTGCTGCAGCAAGTCCTCCCTTTACAGCTTTCTCAGCTGTCGTACGTAGTATTTTTATTAGAAGTATATTTCCAGCCACAGAATTTTGTAGACTAGGTTTGATCCTTTCAATAAACTCACGATCTGCGTTAGAGATCTGATTGCCTAAACCGCCAGTCATTTTATATACTAACGCATTGGTAAGTGAATTAAATGCATTCTGTAACGCAGCAGTTCTTGCCGGACCATCCCCTTGATTTAAGGCTCGAATATCTGGAATTAAATTCTCCGGTATGCCAAGAGATCTTGCAAATCCAGTTATAGTACTCAATCTACTCGCAAATTTCTCGATCTTATTGGAGTCCGCTCCACTTACAAAGGCACGATCACCGACAATAGCTTCTAATCCCCTTATAGTTCCTAGAACATCTTGAGCCTTTATCTGCTCAGTGCGATACCCGCCGATACCACCACCCCTCGGAGACAACCCCGTAAAGGCATCCATAACAGCATCAAATCTCCTCTTTCTGAAATCTGGTTCTGACACATAATCAGGAAAAGACTGTATCGGCTCTCCTAACTGTTTACGTTGAAGATTATCAAGGTGCCACATTCTCACTTGCGGATCGACCTTTGCAGCTGCCATTGCCTCTTGAAGTTGCATTCGCGCTGCATTAACTGCAGACTGAGGAGCTCTTGGTGTAAGTGAATAGGCATTTACCAGTGCTGACTGAACAGCAGCAGCTCCTTGATCAGGTACTCCAGGTCCAATGGGCGCTGTCGGTCGCGTTGCTGACGCCGCTGGCATCGTAGGAGGTGCAGGTATTTGAGCGCCTCGTGCCCAAGGAGGCGGATTAGTTGGCAATCCAGGAGCTTCTGGAGGAGGACCTGTATCTGGAGTTGGCATTGGACCAGCTAATTGTACGGGCATTCCCTGCTGCAGTTTCTCTGCAACAGAAAGTGGTGGCGCTGGAAGTGCCGACTGTGGCCCCGGAGGCACAAGTCCAGGAGGTACTGTAGTCGTACCGCCAGGAGTTATTGGAGGTGGAGCGGGAAAGGCTCCCGCTGCCGCTGGTGGAGTTGTTGAGGGAGCCGTCTCGACTCCACCCGGAATACCATAGACAGCGGCATCCGGTGAGACACCTGGCGGAAATCCAGATTGTGCTGCTTGTGTAGCAGCTTGAGTCGCACCGGCGCGTCCAAGTATCGACGGGAGCATTCTCAGATACTGTTCTTGTTCCGCAGATCTCTGTTGAGCCGAAATCCGCTGAGTTCGCGCCTGATACAACTTGATGGCCGTCTCCGTGTCTCCGGCGGCCATCAGTTTGGCGATCGTTGCGTCCAGCGATCGCGGATCAGCAGAATTGAGATCGGCCAGTGCCGCTCGACGCGCTCCTAGCAGCCGAGACTGTTCGGCTAGATTTGGCAGTTCAGCAAGCCAATCGAAACTTACATTCGGCACAGTTACGTCAGCCATGATACGATCCTCAGAACGGGCCTACGCGGGGACCAGCCGCAGCCGAAGCTGGCATCAAGTTAGGAAGAGACGCCCCAGGAGTTAGTCCACCGAGACCACTTAGTCCCCCACCGGCGATCAGTTTCGCTGCGCTGCCAATTAGGTTCCACAGATTTGCTGAGCCACCAAGTTCGGCTTGTGCTGCGGTAGCATACGTCGGAGCGTACTGCTGAGCAATCCCAGTCTGCGCGCCAGTCTGTCCCTGAGCAATAGCCTTTAACAGATCAGCCTCGCGCCCCGATGTTCCAGTGTAGATGTTGGCAAGGTTAGCTCCACCCGTGGCCGCAAGATCAGCCAGCGACCTTCCAGCGCCAGTGTAAATGTTTGCTGCATTCGTACCATACCCACTCAACAAATCAGAGAGTCTCTGACCAGTTCCAGTGTAGATATTGGCCGCGCCAGTGCCACCAGTGAGATAAGCATTTCCAGTTCCACTGGCAACCTGTCCGAGCGCATTAGCCTCGAGCGGAGAATACGTGCTGCCGAGCCCCGCAACTCGAGTGAGCCAATCCTTGAATTCCTGATCAGCCATTCCCTGACCAAAGGTCTGCGCCGAGCGCAGCACGTTCCCGCCCGCGACTCCTCCTCCCACATTCGCGGCGCGAGTAAGTGCATCCAATCCTTGATTGACTGCAAAATTATATCCCGGCCCTGTATGGAACGCCGCTGTGGCCCGCGCCACACCCTCTGGTCCATTAAGCCCAAGGGCGTCTGCACTCATGTTTGCGCCGCCAGCCCCGATCATTCCATAGCGAGCCGCGGCCGCCGCCAGCGGATCATACGCGCCAACCGCACTTCCTACACCGCCCTGAAGGGCACCAAGCGCTCCACCTTGTCCTGCCGTAAGTGCGCCCGTGGCTCCAGCAGTACCGCCCATTAATGCTGCTATGGCAGGATCAATAGCTCCCGAGATATCACTTCGAGCCTGTCCAACTCCAGACGTTATTGCGCCTGTCCCAAGTTGTTGTCCACTTTGTAGGCTCGCAAGTCCCTGTTTCTGTGCGCCCTCGTACAGGGCATTATTGGCATTCATTATCTGCTGAAGATACTGCCGCTGTTGTGCAGCAGCATCAATAGCCGGTTGACCAGTAAAGACATTCGTGAGTGTGTCCCAAAGCCCCATAAGAGCCTCCTATCCTATCAACCAGTTAGTTCCATCGGATATAACTGGCACTGTATTCGGTCCACCTCCTGACACTGTAGTAAGAAAGTTCGGTGGATTAGCAGCATCCGTAACAAATCGCCTTGCGCCCGCTCCCGCTACAGACGCGGGCGGCAACTCAGCCACTGTTGATGCTGGTGGTGTCAAGACCCTCGAGACCTCCACGAACCACTGATACCACTCAGGAGTACACCTTCCATCCTTATCGACCATCCTAGAAAGTGGATCTCTCGGCGCTTGTATCGCCATCACTACCCCGCATATCCACTTGAGTCAGCTCGAGTGTCCACTGTTCCGCCACTCAATCCGACATGCACTGGATCAGATACGAGCAGCCGAAATCGCACTCCCTGCCCCCGCGACAATCCACAGTTAAGCACATACGGATGAGATTTTGTTCGGCCCGGACCGCCGAGACGGCGAGTTACCGGCCGCCCAAAACTGTATCCTCCATCGAGTGACCACGAGATCAATACCTTCGGATCATCGACTCCCGGCAAATTACCGACACCTGCTGTGCAATCGAAGCTCGCCCTCGAGACCACAACTCCCATAGGAAAGTTTCGCAGCACCCCGCTCTCGACCTGCCACACAAGCGGATCAACACCCTCCAGAAAATACGTGCCGCTAACCTGGTACAGTTCGCCAGTATACTGATCGCCTATCAGCCACCTATCAAAAATCCGCAGCGATTTCATCCCCTTCCAATTCGATCTCATGTAGGACATTCTCTCGTTCCATTCTCCGGTCGAGAGATTATATTCCCAAGTCCAATCGTCGTGACAAGTCAGAACCCAAAAAGCATTCCGCTCGTACATATAGACGAACGCCTCAATAAAGTTACGCTTACCAGCGAGAACAGACTCTTGTATAGCCCGGCTAACGTCATTAGTTGATATTGGTGAAGGTGTATAACCATCAAGTTTATACACCACAAAGTCATCTCCAGCCCAGACTAACTGATTTGCCCAGCCCTGCTCCCAGCCCGCTAGCGCATGAGTCCCAACAATCCCCCTCGGGATAACAACTTCTCGCTCGAACGGAAATGGAACAGAGCCAGCATCCCGAAATACCGCAGTCCACTTATCTCCGAATGCGTAGAGCCGCCCGCCATAGGGTACTACACGGCGCACGAACAGCCCCTGTTCCGTCGTGAAGGATAACGAATCAACAGTTACTGCATTTAGATCAGAGGCATATATCTGCCCGTTGCCATAGGACCACACGAAATAACCATCGAAGTTACAAACACTCGTTGGACTGGATGGGAGATCGGGGTCCGCGAAGCCTGTGGGCGGTGATCCAAGAAACAAATTAAAACAACCACTATCAGTAACAGCCACATAATCTGCAACAGGCTTATTATTCTTGGCCATTGTAATCGGCTGATCGCCAGTAAGCGGCCCTAAATCAGTAACATCGAAGATAGTATCAACCTTCATTATTCTATCGTCAAGAACCCAGAACGCCTCTGACGTTCCGGTATCCATAAGTCCCCTCGTATGTTCTCGCCCACTCGCCATCGCAACTCGTTCGAGCCCCGGAGATCTCCGAATGATAATCTGGCTCGGCGCGCCGACAGGTGCCTTCTCTGCGAAGGCATTGACGAGTCTGCCGCCAGACTCTTGTGGTCGAGCGCCAGGAGCTGAGGTCGGTGGAAAGATTATCTCGGCCATTAGAAGTAGTCAGCCTCTTGTACGTTGTAGCTTGGTCTGCTGGATGTCAGCCTTCTCAGTGTAAACTCGTAGAATTGCTTGATCTGTGGATCGTAATTCTTGCCTCCCACCGGAGCACAGACATTTGCCAGCAGTCCTGCAAGCGAGTCAAACCACTCTGCTGGAATATACTGCGTGTTCACCACATTACAGACACCATCTGCCGCCAACTGCGATAATAGTGGATCTATGTTGACGTTGATCCTCTCGGCGTAGTCGTCCTCGAGCGACTGTCCTGTACCCACTATATTCAACTTATCTGCAGCCTCGCGGATAAGTTCTGTACGGGTCTTGGTCAGTTCCATTACACTGTCCTCATGTCCAGCCCAATATACAGTCGAGTTATCGTCGCGACGCTATCGAAGTTAAATCTCAGCGTATCCCCCGCAATAATTGCCGTAGTCCACCCTGTTAACACTTGGTCCTGGTACTTGGCCGCTGCCGATAGTACGGGCTTGATGCCACCAGCGCCGGTATTGATGATGGTATCTGCCACCGTAGGTGGATAGTTGGCGTAGGTGTCCTTCCAGATATCAACGACCACACTCCCGGCCTGATCCGCCAGCAACGTGACTCCGGTAATAATTCCAGAGAACGGAACTATCAAGTCCGCCTTAACTCCCGTAGTCAAAACCGACCCATTTTGAAAAACTGTAACTGGCAGCGCTCGAATACGCTGATTTGCGGTTAACTCGAGATTTCCCCCGTTAAATCCGAGTCCCCCCGAGACTGTCTTAGCTGACGGCGGACCAACCCCACCCTCGCGTCCGACAACGGTATTTGCTGCCATATCCTCCAACGCACTAAGCGGCACGTCATCGTAAGGTGCCACCGAGAACACGTAGGTTCCCCCGTTTTTGGATATAGTGATCCCATTCCCGGCGAGAACATTCGCCGGGAACCTGGGAAGCACCCGAGCCCGCAGACTCGGCTGCGTTGACGAGGAGATGCTCATTTCTTACTCGCTGGCACAGGGTTTGCCGCAGAAGGTGAACCAGCTCGAATGTCTCTATGGACCATCCTCGGCACCGGAGACAGTTTCGGCTCCGTCTCTGGCGGAGCTGGTTCCGTGGGCATTGGCTCTCCGGGCTTCGGTACCGGGTGCTGTACCGACACTTCAGTTACCGCCGGTACGAGTTTCGGTTCTGTGGCCTCGTAGTCCTCCACCTTGAACGCAGGATTGGTGGAGAGTTTCCGCAGCTGAACCTCATTTTCAACCTCGACAGCCTTGCCCTTTTCAAACGCCACCCCAAATCTCGTTGTCTCCTTGAGGTTCGGGGTCTCTGACTCACCTTGCCATGTGACTTTCGCCATTTCATTCTCCTTAAAAAGAGAGGGGAAAGGTGGAGGTTATCCTCTCCCCAAGTTAGCGTCAGGCCACAGGTTTGATGAACCCAACAGCAATGTAGGCGTCTCCGGCAGTTGCGCCGCCAGAGATACCCGCCCAGATGTCAGTATCCGCCGCAAGTGGCAGAGTCAGAGACGCGGCCGGAAATACCAATTCGCTTCCGGCCGCCTCAGCCATCGTACCCTGAACCTGCGAACCACCACTAGCGGTTCCAAGTGCCAGCACCGGAGTACCCCCAGTGATAGCCGTCTGTACTCGGGAGAAGATCCCGGTGATGATTGATCCTGCTGGAACAGTACCAATCTTCACGTTGACGGCCGCGCCAGAAGCAAGTGCTGTGATACGACCGGCGATATACTGCGAAACCTCATAGCCAAAGTCTCGCGCTGGCACGCCTTGATTAAGTGAGGTTACCATTTTGATGCTCCTTTCCTGGCCTTAGTCGCTCGCCGACGCGAAGAAGCCAGTGGCAACGCCCCACTGCTTCAAGATGGTCCCGGTGTTGGGATGCTTTTTGAACATCTTTGCCACACCATAGGCCATGTCGATGCCAGTGCCAGTGATGAAGCCATAGTCGTCCTCTTTACGGAACGTAGGCTTTGGCATCTGGCCCCACCCGAACACCACGGCCTGTTGGCCGCAGAGGAACACTGGCTCGACCCGCGCCGAAGCAGCACCCGCGGTAAGTAACGAAGTCCACACGTTCGTTACAAAGCTCGAGATCTCCGGCACTAACCTCGCGATCACACCGTCATAGATCTGATCGCCATCTTGGAAGATGGGATTGCGGAGACCCGCCTGCTCGCGGGGCCGTGCGTCCTTGTTGATTAACTCCAGAGAAGACTTGAGGTCTCTGAAGGTGTTGGTGCCCGCGAAGCACACGTAGTGCTCGTACCCATCCTCAGTTCGATAAGGCCGAATGCGAGGATTCGCATTCATCGCAACCCGCTTCAACAGACTGAGATTGGTCGCAGTGAACTTGTCGTTAGTAGTGTCCACGTTCAACAGTGAGTTGGCGTGGTCGGTCGCCACCGCTGAGTTGACGCGGTTGGCAGTAGTGGCACCGAACAGCACTCGATCACCGTTATCCTGCTGCCACTGACCACGCTGAGTAGCTGTAGCCAGATCGTATTGGATACCGTTGACCCTGACTCCACCCGAGGAAGTTGGAAGGGTCTCCGTCGGGAGTGCCATCAGCGCGGCGATGATCTCATCCCGCTGAAGTTCCTTGCCCCAATCACTGAGCAGGGGTTTCGCCTCGCCGAAGATATCCGCCGAGTCCTTTTGAACCTCGGCCTTCGTCGAGACAACTGCGTTGCGCGCCCACTCTATTCGCAGACGCATTCCGTAGTTGTCGATCTTCTCTTCGTTCCCCACGAGGGTCTGTGTGGCGACCCCCTGACCCGTGAGTCGAGTCACTATGGGGATGTTCATGTCCTCGCCACCGGCCTTCAACTCATTTCGAAGGCGGATGATAGAGGTCAGGCTCTCACCCATGTAGGGCGAGAACATATTCTCGCGAACAAACTCCCGCGCGATCTCCTGTATAAAGCGGATGAGTTTGTTGTTGGTCTCAATGGTTGTCACAGCCATAGCTGCAACCCCTTCCTAACTTGATCGGTATAATACGGAAACCGTATCGTACCGATCTAACGCTTCGGACCCATTGCGTAGGCCCACAAGCTAGGATCGCTCAAGTCCCCCGTAAACTCGCCGTTTCCAGCGGCCGCGGTGACTTTGGAGAGCGATGGCGGAATGCTTACTGTTCCGGGTCGAGTGGCAGCACCTCCGCGGATCTTTTCAAGCACAGTGGCCTGGAACTTAGGGTCAGCCATCCGTGCCTCGAGTTGTTGCTCAAACCAAGCGTTTGGATCATCACCTACAGCAGCATAGACGTTTTGGCGTCTGTACCACTGCACCGCCGCGTCATAGCGGTTCGGCGACTGTACCACTCGCTCATAATCCGCGACATCGAGAGTCTGTTCTTCACGGGCCTTCAAGAAAGCCTCTTCCGCCTTATCAACCTCCTCTGCGCCATGCACAGCCGAGGCGATCATCTTGCTATTATACATCGACACCTTATGCTGCTCTTCAGCATAGGGCGCCAATGTCCGCAAGATCATCTCCTGAGTAGCCTGATCCGGGTTCTGAAAGAAGTCTGGCTTCTGCTGAGGCTGCTGCGCCTGTAGATGCGCCGCGACCCTCTGAAGATGCCCTTCGAGTTCCCGTATCCGCTCCTCTGCTGCACGTCGCGCGTCGGACTCCTCCTTCAATCTCCACGAAGGAATACCCACCCCCTCCGGAGGCTGGGGTGGTTGGCCCAAGGGAAGTTCCCCTTGAACCGGCGCGGCTGGTGCCGCTGAAGGTGGAGTTGGCTCTGGTGCCACCGGAAGCGGTGGTGCCACAGCCTGGCTGAACAGCTCCTGTGAAGTAGGCTGCTCGATTGGTCTTTCGTCTGCCATTTTACCTTCCCTTCCACAGTATCGTTGTGGCTACGTAGTCGAGGTTTCGCCCTCGACGAGCGCTGCACCTTTGTCGTTGGTGCCTACGAACCGCCAAAGGCGGAGTCCTACTAACCCTTGTAACCACCGGGTCTGAGATGTGCGAGCGTCTGCGCGAGTCGAGCGCGGCGACCAATCGTGCCGCCCTTCTTCGCCGCCGCAGAAAGTTTACTCGCTGGTATCTTCTGGCCCTGTGGTACCCCAAGCTGCCGATGAAGCGCTCCAGGATGCTTGATAGCGCCTTGGATCCACTTGTCAGCCATCTTACATTCTCCACCAATCAGGGGGTAACATATTCCTTGGAAGTTCGTATCGACGCTCTGGCATCTGCCCCCACGGATAGCCAACTGGCGATGGTATCTCCAATCCTCCGGCCCACGGTAACACCGGAAGTCCGGGCGGATACGCGCTCGCAGGAAACATCGACCTTGGCGAGCGGAGCGCATTTGCTATATCTTCGGCTCGCCATCTCTGACTTTCCATAAGCGATTTCGAGGCAAGAGGATTTTCGCCAAGAAACCTCAGCGTGTCCTCCGCTCTAGATCGCAGATCTGCGAGGGTCTCCTTAGGCATCACCGTCTCCGGTAATCTCCCGGTCGCAAGTTATCTATCCCGCCGCGCCTCTTGGGCGCAATTTTCGCGCCGCTTCGCCGCGCCACGTCGAGCGCGATCGCAACGGCCTGTTTCTGTGGTTTTCCGTGGGCGATCTCCGTTCGAATGTTCGAGGAAATCGTCTCCCGCGACTTACCTGCCTTCAGTGGCATTTCTTCTCCTCCGAGCTATCTGCTGCATCTCCCGAACCAGAGAGGCCATATCGGCATCAGTCATTAGACTCGATCCACTAACATTCTGCCGCGCTGGTGTGGGTGGTGGCTCCGCAGGTCCAAGTAATCTATCGAGGACTCTATTTTGTTCTTCTGCCGGTAGAGATCGAATATTCTCGTAGACATCTGGAGTTGAACTAGCTTGAGTTTGTTGTTCCCACGGAGCTTTCACATGATAAGGCTGCGGTTGCACTCCAGGTAATCTCATGGTAACATCACCAGCAGTCTCTCGACGCGCCCCGCCTATCCTAAATCCGCTTATAGTCTCAGCCTGTGGATAAACCCTCTTGATCTCCCGTAGAAATGATCGTATCTCTGTCGGGCCTAACGTATTATAGAATTGTGGATTACTTGCTGGTCCTGCTTGTTCTACAGGATTCATATACCCCATCCAGTCCACATAAACATCCTTAGTTTTAGGATCGAAGAAGGTACTGAGATCAAACGGCTCTACTCCCGGTTTATCACTATGTACCTTAAAATCCTCTGTATACATATAACCCTTCTTCGGAACTCGTCTCAGAGACAACGCACCGAGTGCCCCCTCGGGTATAGACGACGCTCCCATTCCCATTGCTGCCCCGAGATACGGAGCATAATTGATCGGTTCGCCCTGCCGTGCGGCCTGTGCTCCCTCGATCAAGTTCCTTGCCTGCTCTGGCAGCCCCAACACCATACTCTTTACCGCATTATAGGGAAGCATCAGCGGATTAAACATAACTGGTTGCGCTTCACTTCGAAGCGCATCCGAGCGCGCGGCCGCAAGCCCGTTTTG